TTTTCTATAATCCCATCTACCAAACATAACAAATTTAAACCTATCATCTTTATATTCTGGAAGTGTTACATTTGCATCTGGGTAGAATATTTTCCCATCAACTGCTTCAGGTATAACTTTAACCTTTTTAGGGTTCATTCCTTGTTCTATAGTGCAATCTCTTTGCCAATTAGAAGCAACCCATACTTGATCATATTCTTTTAGTTTATTAAAAAAATCATCTGGTTGGCGAGTTGATTCCCATACATTATAAGCTATTTTAGGACCATCATAGTTTTGGTAATAAAAATGATGAGCAGTTTCATTTAAAACAATATTTACATTATGATCAAAATTTTGACCATATGATGAATACATAGAATGATGGTTTAAAATTCTATTTTCATCCCATAATGATTGTTCACATAAAAGTTGTTTATCTAAAGAATCTAAATATTTTTCATTATTATGTGGTTCTTCACTATGACCATCCCAAGATTTCCCTACTGTATAATTTCTAACTTTTAATGGGTGTAATTTAGATAATTCTCTATAAAAAAATCTAGTATGATTTGCATAACCTGTAGTTCCTATATAACTACCATGAGCAAATATTTTAGGTATTTTATTCATTTAATACTTTATAACTATGGTTAATTTTTAGTAACCTTAATATACGTAACTATTTAGCAAATTCCACACTATTCTTCCCTAGTCTGTCCACCAGGAAAAGTTTTTATTCCCTGCTCAAATGTATCTACATTACTAATAGTTTCAAAATTAATTGTAACTTTAGATTTACTATTCCATTTATTAATTGAGTGCATTTCTTTTTGGATAGTATCAGGGATAATATATCCTCTTAATCTGAATATTAAATGTACCTTTTACTAATCTATCTTTATTAGGTGTTAACGATGTTTCAGTTGAAAAACTATCAATAAATGCTCTAAATTTAAATCTTTCTGGATTACCCCAATAGGCATCAGAGGCATATTCACATGCTTCAATAATTTTATTTAACTGTTCCATATAGTATGTTTGAATAATACAACTATATTCTAATGTAACAAAATCAGGAACAGCAACTGCATAATGTTCTTTTATTGGTTTTTTATTATTTAATACTGAAAAATTATTATAAAAATTATCAGGGCTATATCTTTTTTGGAATGAACTATATAAATTTACACCATTAGCATCTAATTTATTATAAACTGATCTATCTTTTGCTATTGAATCTCTTTTTACAACAATAATAGGTAACATTATAGCACCTTTTTTATCTCTATAATAACCATCTCTTTGAAATGATTTCCATCTTTCAGGAGATCCATAAATTATAGGTACATTTCTTCTTCCACCATTTTGATATACAAAAGGTTTAATAACTTCTTTAAAATAATAAAATACCGCTTCATCTAAATCTTGAAGGCCAATAGAGAAGGGTTTTGTATCATCATTTTTAAAACTTAATTTAGTTGATCTATTAAAATCTATTCCGGTTTCAGATTCATTTGGGTTAATACGAGCATTAGGATTACCCCTTTCAGTATCAAAAGCTTTTTGTTGTTCAATACTTATTTGTCTTTGTGTTTTAGGTATAGGTTTTCTAATTTTACTCATTACATTCTTTCTTGATATGGAGAAATTGCTACTTTATCTGCTGGTATATAATAGGTTGATACTAATATTGATAAATTATTTCCAAAATATTCTAACCCAGGATTTAATGGGTTTATATTATTTGGATAATCTGGATTTTTGCCTCCAAAATATTGGTTTGCTACTGTACTTTGTACTCCATAATATCCTTCTTGATATAAAATTATATCACCAACTTCAGGTACCACATCGGCATCTACTAAATCATCTCTAAAGAAATAAAAATCAATTGGTTGATTAAACTGAATTCCTTCTTCGTCTTCACCAAACACCTCATTTGATCTATTTATTAATACATTAAATAAGAAAGGACCATTATAAAATTTAGCACCAGCAGCTTCACCATATATATTAACTTTAGTTTCTTCTAATTTAAATTGGTATAAAGCACATTGTTGGGTAATAATATTACCCATCAATTCTCTATTTAATTTTCTTACCAGAGAGACATCTCTCTGTCCTGTAAACATTGCCATATTATCCTACATAAATAGTCCAAGGGACTTGTTGTAATTCTACCATTTTAGATTCTGCTTCTTGTGCTTTTCTATTTAATAAAGCTGCTCTAGAAGTTTCGTCTAAATATGCTCTTAGTCTTTCCAATAATGCTGTTTTTTCTGCTGTTGCGGCTGACAATAAATCTCCTTGATTTAAATTAACTTCCGCATTTGGGATTGGGATACTAGAATATTTACCTCTAACATACCCTAACATTTCTTTAGCAATAGCTAATGTCATTTCAAATATCCACTGTCTACCAATTGAATTTATTAATGAGTATTTAGGGTTTTTAAAATTAGCATTACCAACATTATTAACTTGATCAGCAGCACATTTTACTCCTCCTCTATCTTTTTCAAAAATATATTGGAACCATATTTTACCGTTTTGTTCTGGAACAGGAAATACTTTAAGATCATTACCATGCATTTCGAAACTATAATTTGACCATCTGACCATTTCATTCATTTCAATGGCTTGAATAACTTGCATATCATAACTTAAGGGCATCATCAAATAACCCATATCACCCCCAAATCCACCTACTCCTACTAATCCTGCAGCTATGGATCCACCAAAACCCCAACCTGTATATGGATCTAAATATTGAGCTGATGCAGGAACTGGTTCTTGATAGAACACTCTTTTTATCTCAATACCTTCTGAATATGCAGATCCTGTAAATCCACTTGCTGTCATAAAGGTTTCAAAACTATAATTTTGTTGTCCTTTAACTAAATCAAAAGAACCAGAATACCAAGGAATTGTTCCTCCTACCCCTGCTTCATCTGCATATTGTTGAGTTAATCTAACTATAGTTTTCATACTAGGAGTAATAATAGTTTCATTTAACTCTTCAAATATAGAAAGTCCTTCTAAATCCAGAAAATTATCTCTAACAATATAAGCCCATATTTCATTTCCATAAATAGTTATAGCTTCTTCAAATGCGGTATAAAAAGATCCAGATTGTAATTCAATATCAACTAAAGGATAACCCATTCTATTTGCACAAAAAACAGCTACTTTATCTGCATCCTTTCTAAATTCGGGATCATTGTCATAAAAGCCAAATGGTGTTTCTCCAGGTGCGAATGAACTTGAACCAGGCCAAATAGGTACATTCATAATTTATATTTTGTTATAAATATGAAAAAAAAGACCTCAAATTGAGGTCTAATTTTTTATTTTAAAAATTAATAAATTTATAAAGATATTTTTATTGTTCCACTATCATTATAAAGTTGACCAGCAACACCTGGATCTGCTGTTGGTAAATTACCTACAAATATTTGAGCTCCATCTATTGAACCAGAAAATGAACCTGATACAAGACCTGTACTATCTAATGATCCTGAAAATGAACCTGTAAGATTTACATCTATTCCAGTTAATATCCCATCAACTGTTAAATTATCTTTAAGCGCAACTGAACCTGTTACTTCTAAAGCTGGGTTACTACCATCGGAACCTGAAATTATAACAGGTCCTGCAGATGCTGTTATAGCATGGGAGGAAGTAAAGTGTCTAAAATTATCATCTAATTCAGTTATTGTTAATGCTGAACCTTTTACTGATCTATAAGTTAATGCCATTTTTTATTTTAATTTAATTTTATTATAAATATTAAGAAGAAGCTACAAAATATTCTATTTGAACATCTTCAGTATCTGCTTTTGCTTTTATTAAAGATAACGAAGCAAAACCACCAATGTATTGCTCATCAACATATCCTTCTACAACATAATCATAGTAATTGTTACTATCAAATTGCCCATTAGAAAACACCATTGATTTACCTGGGTCTAGTTTAAATAAACCATCATCACCCGAACCAAAATCAGTTGTATTTGGGTTTTGAGCATCCGGACTATCTTGTATTAAATAAAGGGAACAATAATGTTTTGTACATAAATTAGTAAACCTCATATATTTAACTGTATCTCTTACAAAAGATCCTGCTGTTTGTTGTTCTTCGGAATCTACAAACCTTAAGATTTCAATTCCACTGCTACTAAATGTAGTTGAAATTGTATCTACTCTTCTTACAGTTTGGTTTATGCCAGGTATTGTAACTTCATTAATACAAACTTCTTCGTTTTTATTAGGTAAAGTTATACTTTCTTGTATAAGGACTTTTAGAGATCCACTAGTTACACATTTTGCCATTTTATAATTTTATTATAAATATGTTATTAATTTTTATTATTATAAATATATGAACCAGAAATAGTAATACTTGCTCCTTTATCTATAGCTTCATTATAATAATCTAATAAATCTTCAACAATTTCATTTCTATGGTTAGTTGTTAATGTAATAGCTTCTAAATTTTTAATTTTTCTAGCTGCAGAATATAGAAATTTAAATCCTGAATCTGATTTTTTCTTTAGATCTGTTTGGTGTTGGTCACCACATATCATCATTTTACTTCTTAAACCTAAACGTGAAGTAATCATTTCCATTTGTTCATGAGTAACATTTTGTGCTTCATCTACAATTATCATTGAATCTAAAAATGTTCTACCTCGCATAAACGATACGGGTACAATTTCTATTTTACCATCTTCGATTAGTTTTTCTACTTTAACTTTATCATATAATTGAAAGAAATTTTGGTAAATAGGTTGAACCCAAGGATCCATTTTTTCTCTTAAATCACCAGGTAAAAATCCTATTTCTTCTTTTGATACTGTAGGTCTGGTTATGATTATTTTATCATATTGTCTTCTTAAAAGACCATCTAGTGCAACATTACATGCTAACAATGTTTTTCCACTACCTGCACTTCCACCTAAAAGGGTGATTGTATTATCAAGTATTGATTGTTTAGCTTCTTTTTGTTCGGCATTAAGTTGGAGTTTGAACTTAATTGGGTTTTTAGGAATTCTCTTAGGACGATATACATCGTCCGTATGGTGTTTACTTGCCATAAATTCTTGAAATTAAGGGTTATGTTATCGATGAATATAACCGATGAAAATACGTTAAAAAACAGTAAATAATTGATATAGCTATATAGTGAGATAAATATAGTTTTAGTATAACGCATTTTATTATACATATGAAAAATAAAAAAAAACCCGGTCAAAGACCGGGTTAATTTTATAAATTTCAGTTAATCTAAATACTATAGAGTATCCAAACCACTTACTGAAATTTTACCATAGAATTCAGGACGTACCATTTTCTTAGCATAACGAGTCATCAATCCTTT